TTTTGTGGGCATCCCTTGAATTCTTAATGCATCTGCAGCTTTTAAAATTTCATATATACTATTGATTTGATTTGAATGAAACATGTCAATAAGTTCCTGACCAGGAATAACATCTTTAATTCTCTCATCGTATAAACAGCTTAAAAATTTTGGAATGAATTTTTCTACCATGCGTTTATATATAATATAAATATGATTTATAAATGATAGAGAAATATTATATAACTGGCGTTAGACGTGGACTAGGAAAAGCCTTAGTTGATTTATATGGGAATTGTGAATCATTAGAAGATTGCGACGTGTTTATTAACTGTAAACATGATGGATTTTCTCAAGTGGATCTTTTGTATAAAGCCGCTGCTTTAAATAAAAGAATTATTAATATAGGATCTAATTCTCCAGATCAAAGTAAACAACAACCTCATATATATCAAATAGAAAAGGCAGCACTTGATAAAGCAAATAATCAATTATTTTATCAGGGTGTTGACACTACGATTGTAAGGTTCGGATATTTCGATAGTCCAAGAGTAGAATTAGTAAAAGATAAAAAAATGAGTATAGAATATTGCTGTAAAGTAATTGATTGGATTTTAAAACAACCCCACAAAGTGAAAGATATAACAGTATGTCCATAAAAATAGATTTAATATTAGATGAAATAAAGTCACTACCAGAATATGACGACCAATTATCACTACAGGTAACTAAAGAAGGTAGTGGTGGAGAAGGTCAATTAGCAAAATTAGATTTTAAAGAAGAAGATTTCAATGTGTTTGCATATGATCTACCATACACTAATTCTGTTTTGTCAGATTTAAAAATGTATAGAAGTAGATTAATGAATATGCCACCAAAGTATTGCTATAGTTATCATAAAGATCCTACGCCAAGAATGCATGTTCCTCTTATTACAAATCCAAATTGTTTCTTTGTAGTTGATGACGAAGTTATTAGACTTCCAGCAGATGGCAATCATTATCTAATAGACACTCGAAAGATACATACGTTTGTAAATGCTTCATGGGAACACCGACTTCATATTGTAGGATGTGTTAGCGAATTTTAATCCAGGGAAACCCCACTCTTACGCCGTTATCTTCTCCTGCTTTATATCTACCCCATCTATCCATACTTTCTTGTTTCCACTCATGCGAAAAGGTTGCATGATCTACTACATTAAATACGTAAAGTTTGTGATGCATTTGCCATGGTTTAAATCTATCTAGAAATAAATAATCTCCTCCATACTCACCGCCATGTGCTAACTCTGCGTATCCTTTTCCCTTACCCCAGAATAATTCTTTAGTGCAAATATAGGTATTGTATGCACACTTATATTCTAAATTTTTCTGTTCGTCTGATAACAACCAAGTATAATCTTGAACTTTAGCATCTTGTGTGGCAATCCTATCATGTGGAAGCGATGCAAAATGGTACATGGTGTCTTCTTGTAAGTCGTGATTTTTTAAAAAATTTAATGATTGTGGAGCCACGACTCTATCTAGATCAATATTAAGATTCCATTTAGTTTGTGTTTCTTTCATTAAGCAGTTTCTTGCACCGTTACAATTCCACCCAACATCTTCTGTTACTCTATAAAAAGACCAATCAGATGGAACTAATGCATCTGGTAAAGGTACATCCATTGATCCATCATCAATAATTGTAAAATGAAATCCAGTTGTATCTAATGCTTTATAATAATCTCTTACCCATTTAAATAGATCTAGATTATTATAATAATTGTAATTAATCGTTATCATAAACGACCTCGTCTATGTAGGATATATCTCCAGTGTAGAAAATCGATTGATAATTATTTTTATACATAAGTTCTATTGGTTTATTATGTACTTTCCAATCATCGAACAAATCAGATCGATGTTCTTTTAATTTTTTAAAAAAGCCAGCAGATTTATCTCGAGACCAAATAATAAGTTTAAAATCTGAAAGTGTTTTTAAAGAATATTTCAATTCTGAAAAGTTATCAGTTTTATCAAAAAGATAACTACTGTCGGTTCTATATTTTTTGAAGACATAATACCTACTAAAAACTCTTACCACATTATCTGAACATTCTTGACAACCAGATACTTGCACAAGATTATCTCCATCGTATGAAAAAATAAAATTATACATTTTATCTAAATGTAAATTATCTTTTATATAGTTATTTTCTAACCGATCGCCTGTGCTATCTAATTGTAGTTGTTTAAATGCATCGTCCCAATCACCTGGTTGTATTTCACGTTTTAAAATATAAGGTTTTATTATGATGTTTTTCATGTAGCTTTAACCATTCCAATAAAGTTTCCCATTCTTTTTCTATATACGGCACTTTTAATAATTTATATATTGGTTCTAGATCCATTCTTTCAGTTTTAATAGTATCTAACATATCAAAGACCTGCTCTTTTACATTGGGATGTAAATTGCTTATGCATAAATGAGGTGGTGTATAAACAAAGTGCCAATCAAAATGAAATGGCCAGTGATCTATATATTCTAACATCTCTTTTAATTGTAATACATTTAAAGTTTGCAAAGACAAAAATAACATTACTTTAATATTATTATCAGCAAAAAATTTTAAATTGTTTTCGTACATATTCCAATCTGATAATGTTCTAATCAATTCATGTACATCACCAAGTCCATCAAATGATACATTATATGATATATTTGGATTTACTTTATAAAAACGTTCATATATTCTGGTATCTAGCGATCCATTAGTATTGATTGTTATTATTTTATTTACATCAACCTTATTAATAAAATCTTTCATTTTTTTATTAATTAAAACTTCACCGCCTGATAAATCAATTTTATCAACAGTACTATTAACAAAATCTAAAAATTTATCAAACATATCATCTTTTGTTGCAGGATATTCTAATGCTGTTGTATCTGCATATCTTTCTACATCAATCAAGTTTTTAAATTCGTCATTATCATTTTTTAACTTTTTAGCAAAGTGTGCCCACTTAGAACTTAAATATGAAGAACAATGATTACACATCAGATTGCATTTATTACCAAATCCAGATATTTGCAAAGTAAATTCTTTCATAGAACTTTCATTTGCGTTCATTCTTTTTCTTCTAGAAGTTCCAGATCTTTGCTCTTCTTTTATACATCGCTGACAATAGTGCTGTATTTTTTTATGACTTAAAGGATCTCCATTCATCATTGTTTCTTTAATATCAACAATTTCATCACTATTAAAAAAATCTTTGGGAGAAACATTGTTAAAGGTTTGTTCTGTTTGCATTGCTTCACAGCACAATCTGTAATGTCCATTTAAATTTAATGACATTGAATTAAATGGCTGAACGCACCAAGGTTTATTTTGCGAAGAGTTCTGAATCATTAACCAAACTAACTAAATTTTCCCAAGTATAATTTTTTATATGAAGTGATATCTGTATAAACCACCTTTCAATTCCTTCATCAAAAACACAGTGTGGGATTTTTGCATGAGGCATTGAAGGACATTTATATGTGTGAGAATGAATAATACTATTAGAATCATTTACGTCTTCTAAAAAGTTTATAGTATGCGTTTTTGGGGTGATTGGAAATAGTAGTACTGCATCTCTAGTTTGGTCAGTATGTGGTGAAATCCAAGTTTCTTTTGATTTATGTGTTAACCAATATGTTGGTGGTTTAGTATAGTGTTTGTTTTCATGATATTTTTCATAAAACTTTTGCATTTCTTTATTATCTAAACCGATTTCTAGGCAGCGAACTCCTCGCCAAGGATCGTCTTTCGCTTGGTCATAAGGATAATTATCTTTGAGTGCATCAAGATCAATTAAACTAGACAGCCATGGTAATTCTATAACCCATTTAGACATGAAACATTTTACCTGATTTATAATGATTTACAACATCATTAAATGTCCAGCTTTCATCGCCAAAATTTACTCTAAAAGAAAGCATTTTTCTCTCTCGACGTTCTTCAACTGCATGAGGGTGTTTAGTATTTAGAAACGTAGGACATCTATATGTATGTCTAAACACTTCATTGTACTCATATGGTACTGTATCTTCGTATGGTCGATGATAAAAATCAGTGTCTAATTGTTCCATTCCTTCTTCACACTTATCAACATAAACAATATCATAGTCTAATGGAGAAATGGGATAAATTAAAACTACATTACGTCCTGGACAGTTATCAATATGAGGTCTCATCCATAGACCCTCGTGTTTAACTGTAAGGTATGGAGTAATATCTGTTCCTTCATCTACATATGCTCGATCAATTCTATCTAAAGTATTTTGAAATCTGGGATCGTCATTTGTTCTATACCAGTCCTGTCCGTCCCAAGATCGCTGATCTCCACTTAACAACTCGCCTCTAAGATCCCATAGTTCGTCTCTTGGAGGAAACCAATCTATAAATTCAGGGGCTTCAATAATATATTCATTAGCAATAGGATTTTCAATTATCATTTTATCTTCTCCACATTTTCATTGTAATTACTCACAATACTATTTATATTTTCATTTGATTTTATTTTTTTCATAAAAAGGTTTCCGGAATGCCGTTGTTTACTTAAAGGATACCACTTACTTTGCGGCGGATATTTAAAAACATTGGAAAGATACACAAGAGTTTTTTTGTCTTCTATATCTAATGAGTGATCGATCCATAAATTTTGTTTTTTATAATTAACATTACCTAATTCAACCGGTTCAATATTTTCTATTATATATTTTATATTTCTTTCCAAATCATAAGAATATCTTATCTGTTCAAATTCTTGTTTAGATATCCATGGATACTCTTTAAAAAAATCATCAAAGATCTCCATTGGATCAGAACTTGCTACAAAAATATTTTTCAAAACATATTTACAATATAAGAGTTGCACATCACTATTATCAACTATAAACCAAGTTTTGCAGTGTGGATTAGTCTTTGCAAATAAAAGAATAAAATAAGGAGAGGCAATACCAAAATATTGTTCAATGTCTTTAGGAAATTCTTTTGTAAGTTTTTCCATCTTTTCATTACAAAATCCGTAGTACTCAGTTTCGAAAAGCGCTTGATAAAACCATTTGGTTCCAGGATACAAATAATATTTGTGCTTTCTTTCAAAAGGAGTAAATGCTGAAATTTTATAATTGTGATAAAGAAAATCTGATATAAGTTTTGATCCAATGTTTGCAGATTCTATTGGAATCATGTAAGGTTGTTTAGTGTCAGCATGTAAGTCAGCTCGTATCCATTTTGGTGTGTAGTCATCATGTAAATTTTCTATCGATCGTTCTACAGCTATAGCTTTACCGTTTGCTACTTGATAAAAAGGAGTTTTACCTATTGCTTTCCATTTTTCAACATCAATTACAAAACACTGATCATGTAGCTCATAGTAATCATTTTTTTGTAATATATGACCTATAACAGCATAATCTTCTTCTACGCAACGCTCTATTATTTCACATAAATTATAGTATTCAATAAAATTTCCTATATTTGTTATAACAGCATATTTGTAATTACAAATTTCATCAAACTGATCAAAATAAATTTTAAGTTCTGGTAACTTATTTTGCAAATCATAAATCATACTTTCTGTATAATTTTTTGCTGCACCAAGTTCTATGTGTTCAGCGGATGAATTTATAGAATTAACAATAACGAGACAAGTCTGGGCTATATGCTTCGATTTTTTCATTCAATTTCTCTTTGTCGACATAAAACTTTTCATCATGATCAAGAAAAGATTTATTTAATAAATTTAATTTACAAGGTTCCGCTAATACAGAATTCCATTTTGCATGTATAATCATATGTATTCTTAAATTACTTGATACAGGATTGTCAACAAAATGAAAATACCGATTGTTGAAGAAAAAAGCATCACCATCATTAAAAGGTACGATATTATAATGATTTTTATAAACTTGATACATAGTGCAATCTGAATTTGTAATCGCAATATTCATTGCATCATTTACAATAGTTTCTCCTATTTTCTCATGTGGTTCTTTATCATGGTGTATTTTAATATATCCACCGGGTGTCATAAACATGAATCTTACACGATATATTTCCTCTATAGGAAGCTCTTGAATCCATTCTACCGTTTGAGGACATTGTTTTTTTGCAATTTTAGTCCAATGATATTTGCTTTTATCTCCCCAATCTCCACCTAAGGTAATATAAGGTCCTTCTCCAAATAATGTAAACGCGAACCAACCTTTTGACCAATTACCTCTATGCTCAACATAATATCCATTATCCCATAAATGTTGAGCTTCTTTTTTTATTATAGATAATGGAATTGTGAGTCTGACATTTTGATAAGGAGCAAAAGTGTCAATCATATATCACATAATCTTTATACTTTTCAATTGATTTATCTAATAAAGCATGATGTTTTTCTATATCTAGTATTCCTGATATAATAATCTGACATCTTTCATGCATTGGAAATCCTCTATCTGCACCATGTTCCCATACACTACCATCATAAACAAATGTATTTGTTTCTGTAGGAAGCATTGGATATATTTTGGTAGCTTCTGAATCTTTAGATAAGTAAAAGACTTCTTCTTCTGGTTTTGTTACATGACTCCATCTAATTCGATAACAAGAAGGAGACTGAGGAATCATTAAAGAAGTAGCATTAAGTGGTTGATCATAATGAGCAACAGTCGGACCAGGTGGTGCTACAAAACTCAATTGACAAATGCTTTTATACGGAAGTTTTTCAATAAACTCTTTTACATGCGGCATTTCTTTTTCTACCCAGCCATACCATTCTCCATCTTTTTCAGGCTCATTAAAATGATTATGTTTAAGAAAAAGAACTTCACCAGCTCCATGTTCACACCCAAATGTTGTTCCGGGATATTCTTTTAATAAAGCTTCGCTTGTTCTTAAATCGTACACTTGTTGTGTATCGACTTCTAAAATTGGCATATCAATAGGAGTATACACGATTCCTTTGTAACCTAAGTATTCATTATTGATCTGAAGCATATCATAAGTTGGTCTATCACCTGGTGGATCTAAATTCGAATACTTACGTTGACTTACATCCACAACATGTTTTTCTATTCTATAACGTAACATCTAATATTAACCTTTTCCCTGCAAATATTTCGCAGTCTAGTAGTGTTTCTTTACATTTATATTTATTACGATATCTTTCTAAATCATTGGTAATAGTATTAAGTATCAAATTATCGTCCCAATGTTTTTGATCGTGATAAGGTTCTTGTATAATGGCATGTTTAGCATCATAAAACTTTAGTACCCATTCAAAAAATTCAAAGTGATCGCTTCTGTACAGTAATACTCCACTAAAAATGACAGTATCTACTTTAAAATCAACTTTAAATGTTTCTATGTCATACCAACTCTTGCATCTAAATTCAATATTAACATTATCTTTCCATTCTTCAGAAGCCAATTGAATAGGTTCGACTGAGGTATCAAATCCCATGTAATCAAAATTATGATCTAAATATTTCAATACTGGTCCATGCCGACAACCTACATCAACAATTCCTTTAGATTGTCTTTCTTTAATAATATCAGCTTGCACTTTGAATATAGGTTCTGCTTGTTCAGTGTCAAGATACCACATGTCTTTAAACGCATAATCTTCTTTTAATGGTACTTTCCTAGCACCACCTTCTTCAAATTTGGTTTGTATGTTTGGCCAAGGGACTTCTACCATATCCAATTCACGAAAGAATATCTCGTGCCTCTTTTTACAATTTCTACTTTATGAGGAAACAAATAGTTTGAAGGAAAGATCAATGCCTCTCCTATACTCATCTTAATATTTTCTTTATTCCAAAATAATAATTCTCCAGCCTCATAATCATCGTTTAGCGCTCCTAAGACTGTTAATATTGGTATTCCTCGACGTGATCCATCAAATTGATTTCGTACATGATCGCAGTGCGTATCCATTCCTGTGTGCATAGGATATTTTATAAAGTTCAAATTGCCTGAACCTGTCCAATAACTAAACCATGGCAGTTCAGAAAGAAAGTCTTGGATATGAGAATCTACTGCTTTAGCAATCTTTTCATGCATAAACTTACGAATTGTATTATCTTCAGGAAGTCTGCAATCATAGTATGATACATCTGGAGTTTCTTGCACACATATGTTATCTTCTGGACTATCATATGGGTACTCTCTCCAGTTATTAACTTTTTCTAATTCGTTGATAATATTATCGCATTCTTTATCAGTAAAAAGCTGTATTCTTTGAACATAATTTGCTAAACTTAATTCCATAGTCTCTTGTAGTCGCTGGCGACTCTCCATAATAATCTAGGACCCATAACTGGTGTTCTTCTATGCAAAGACGTAAACTGATCCATAAACAACAAATCACCTGGTTGAAATATATGGTGTGTTTGATACGTACTTTTAAAAATCTTTGGAATTAATTTTTCAATAATTGGCTCATGATCTACTTTCTTTTTACCTTCCCACGCACCACATATAAAGTGATATGGAAAGTAAAAGTACTTGAGGTCATTATGTGGGTGAGTTCCTATTAGAGGTCTAATACTACCTCTGTTTTTACTCATAAATTCCAGTTCAGGATCGTCATCATCTAAACTGTACATGGTGTGATTCTTAAATTTTATCTTGATTTTAATACTTTCATAATACTCACGTTCGTCTTCGCTCATATCGTAATATGGCTGACTAGTATTACATATACTCAGTGTAGTATTAGGATCACCTTTTACGCAATACAAACCAATTAGTATTTTATCAATGAGATGTCTACTGTTTCCATTGCTATGCCAGCCTAATTCACCATCACCAAACATACCAATTCTGTTTCCTTCTGCATCTCTTTCACCACTTACTTTAAATATTTCTGGGTAATCTGGATCGTTCATAAACAATCCTGGTGCTTCACACTCGCCTGTACGTTTAAAAATACTTGTGAGTTGTTCTTCGTTACACCATTGTTCTGTAAATATTGCCAACCCTTCTCGTTGGACTTTAGTCATCAATTCTCTTAATTGATCATCTGTATAATTATAAACTTGCGATATCATCTGTTCCATCCAAACTGAACATCAAAGCTATTCTTGGTTTATCGCTCATATTAACAACTGCATGAGCATAACCAATATTTAAAAAGTTTGCTGTTCCATCTTCTAAATTATATGCTTCTAATTTTCCATCTCTCTTAAATAAATTAATTACATTCTTTCCTCCATATACTGGGCAAATACATCTTACTGCATAACCCACATCATAATCAACATGCCAAGGAATCATTTTTCCAGGTGCTAACTTAGTTATGCGAATTCTACTAGCAGGTGCTTTGCATTGTGTAACGATTTTTTCAAAATAACTGCCTGTATAGTTTTCAGTAGGAACATTATATAAATGTTCTTCTCTGCGTTTTAATCTTTCCTTTATACTTGCAGTATAAGGTAGTATTTCACTAGGTTCTGTTAAATTGATTTGTTCAAAGTTGTCATATACGTCTTTAACTAATTCCATATGATTATCACATAACATGGGATTAGCGGTTCTAACGTCTACGAATTTTTCAGCTAATGTATCCGTTGCTTCTCTTAATTTTTCAAGATCAATATCAAGATTTAAATTAGCTACTGTAGGTAAATTTTGTTTTTTCATTATTCAATTCCCGTTATACAAAGTCGTGCTGTGTTTTCATTTCTTCTTAGTTTTTTATAAAAAGGATCAGTACTAGTAGCAACAAAATACGTATCTGAAGGAATTAAATCGTACTTGTTACATACCTCCTTTTGTATATCTTTATATTTATTATACATTTCATCAACAGTAAAATTATTCATCATAGCCTCCATAATTTTAGAACTAGCATAATTAAAACATTCAACACTACTCAATGGTTCTAGTGTAGGATGTGGTTCTTTAGTATAAACTAATCCACATCTTTGTCCAATCAATCCAAACCCTTTACTAAAACTAAACATAACTTGCTCAGTGTTTTTTGGAACTGTAATTTTTTTAATAGCAGTTGCTGTAATATAAGCACAATCTAATATAACTGGATTATCTATATTTTTTAATGAGACAAAATTTCCAGTAGAACATGCTGGATTTGAAACATACAACACTTCTTTAGAATTTAAATATTTATTTTCACTGCCATTTTTTGAAATGATTTGCGGCCATTGATAGTCACCTTTAAAATATTGCCAAGGCCTCTTATCTGTCATGCGCCAATGGTTAATTGCTTCTGTAGCTCCTGAAGTAACATAGGCATGCGGAAATTCAGATAAATCTATAATAGATTTTACCCACTCTCTATGTAATTCTATAACTGATTTAAGCTCGCCAGAGGCTTTGTTATTACCTCGTAAATAATAAGTATCTGATATTTTGATTTCTTTTAAGAGTTTTTCTACTTCTGGCCAAACAGGGGATTGAACCCATCTGCTATTTTTTAACAAATAATTTTTCAGCTAACCAACCTCCAGTATCCCATTTGTGTAATCTCACTTTTTTCCAATTATCATGATGATTTTTATGATAACCTTCTCCTGCTATAAAAAAATTCAACCAAGGAACATTTGCTCCACCTTCTTCTCTATGTCCAACAGTATTTAGTAATCCAAAACCTATTTTTGCGAATATAAACGGTACTACACAGAATGCTATCCAAAAATAAGGACTAATAATAAAACTAATTACGTTAACAATAATCAATATTTTTAGCCAATGCTTATGGCAGAATACTAATTGAGGATTCTTGTATAAATCTCTAGCATATTTCATAGGTATTCTATCAATATCCCATGTAGTAAATAACACTTTCCAATAACCTACATGATTTGCAGCATGAGGGTCTTTTGGTCCATCTGAATGATTATGATGCATTCTATGTGATGCTATCCAACCTATAGGTGTTCGTATACAAGCAATCATTAACATTGCTAAACCTATAGTTTCAAACCACCACGGCACTTTAAATTGTTTATGACAATAATAGCGGTGTAATAAAATAGATGCTCCAAAGTGAGAAATAATCTCACTCCAAAGTATACCTAATATAATTGCGTAAAATAGTTCCATATCATTACCTATTTATATCATTGTGTTGTTGTAGATGGGAGTCCTTGAACTCTCGTGTAAAATTTTCTTGTTACTGCCACGTCTATTAGTTGTCGACACATTATAGCATCATTTGGCCATAGTCCATGTTTGACGACTAATCTTATTAGATCGTGTGCGCCTTCAGGCTTTATTATATATGCAGAATTTCCAGCAAGACCTTGCGGATGTTTCGTATCATCATCAACATAAGGCGCTAACTGAAAGAACTGATTCTTCTCAAGTATCTTATCATGAAATACTTTTGACTTTCTTGTACAACCAAGTGGATTGTTTATTCCTATAATATCATACCCTGTATCATCTGGTGAGAAATCAATCTTTTTTATAAAGATAGAATCATGCTCTAGTATC